CTTCCCAGCGCACCATCTCCCCGACCCCCCCACGTGGATGCTCGCCGTAGATGCCATACGGCACCGTGTCCCACCTCGACGTCCCCTCGTCCGGCACGATGTCGGCGCCGGTGTCGTCGAGGCCGTAGTAGGTGGCCGTGCACACGTCGGCCTCCTCGGCCAGGTACAGTTTCCCGCTGTGACAGAGCTGGAAGCCGTACCCTGGGAACGCGGTGGCGGCCTGCGGCAGCGTGTCCGGGTGCCAGCCGTTGTCCCACGGCGGCCCCGGGCAAACGGTGTAGCCCCGCGCCAGTTGCGTGAGGGAGGTCGAGAGATGGGTGAGCGCCGCGTTTTTTGGCACCGCGACCAGCACGCGGGTGCCGCTGTCAATCGCGTAACCCAGGATATTATCTCCGTCGATCCAGGCAATACGACGCTCGAATGACTCGCAGTAGTACGTCTCGTACACCAAATTCCCATCTCGGAAGATAACGGCATATTTCTTTACCCCATTGCTCGTGTGCCGCGTCATCGCGAGGACCTCGCCGGTCCCGGCGGGGTTGGATTGCGGCTTGGGGTACATCGACACACCGATGCTGTAGGGATGGAACTCCAGGTCGGACAGCAGCGCTGACAGGCGCGACCAGGTTGGGCTCCCGGCGAATGGAGCTCGGCAGTACCAGACCTCGCAATCAGCACCGTTTTCGCGGGTGGCCAGATACAGCGACGCCGGGTAGGTGCCGCCGTTCTGGAACACAACCCCGTCAACATCGGGAGTTCCAACGAGCTGTGAATTGAGGTCCCCGGTGGCGTCGTGCCACGTGGGGGAGGTCTCCGCACCCTGATCGGTTACGTACACCTGCAGCTCGTTGGACACATTAACGTAAGCCACGGCCAAATTTGCGCCGTTTCCCCAACCAACCCCTGTCGGCTGCCGCACCCTCACATCTACGTCCGCCTCACTGGGAACAACGAGATGTACACCTGGTCTGAAAACCGCATCACTCGCCACGGTCAAAATCCCGCTGCGCGCGAACCAGCGCCTCTGCCAGACTCACCTGCTCCGCCTCCTGCTCCGCCGCTCGATCCGCCAGCGCTCGCTCGATCTCCATCTCGCTATATCCGGCCTGTTGCATCGCCGTCGCGATAGCCAAACCAGCCTGCGTCAGGTTCCGCACGATCTCGCTGCGCTCCGTCCCCGTCAGCGGAATTACGTCCCTCAACGCAAATGTGTGCGCAAAATCACCCGCCTCAAACGTTCCCAGATCCCACAGCCCCATCTGTGTCCCCAGCGTCAGCGCCATTGCGTTTGCCCTGACCAGACCTGCCACAGCGTTACCCCGTGCTTCTATAACACGATCCACCGCCGCACTCAACAGCATTCGCACCGCCCGTCCCGACAGATCACCGCCCTGCTCACGCAGTCGATAGTATCCCAACTCCGGCAGATCCTGCTCCAACTCCCCCATCTGCGCGCTCAACGTTGCCAGTGCTGCATCATAGTTGATCTGCGGAATCAAACTCTCCAACGTGCTGTTGCCCGGCAACCGCACGACCGTGTTGTCCCCCACCTCCAGCTCGTCTGTCCCATCGTTGTTCACGCGCGGCGCCGGGATGGGACGACCGTCACCGCTCACCGCGTTGGCGCTCAGCGCCCACATATTTTTGTTATGTCGAAATAACATCCTGTGTAGCCTAGACGCCAGCCGGTTGGCCTCATCGATCTTGTCCAGCACAGGCTGGAATGCCCCCGCGCTCCACTGCCCGCCAGCATCGCGCTGCCGCACGTGAACCACCGGCACGAAATCAATCCCCATCTCATCGAGGCTCTCCTCCCACGTCGGATCGCCCAGTTGCTCCAGTTCCACCCCGTAGCCCATCGTGTGCCTAAAAAATCGTGCACTTTCGCGGTCCCACACCTCAGTCAGCGTCTGACCACCACCCCGTGGTATATCGAATCGCACCTCCACTATAAAACCTCGTGCATCCTCCACGAAATCCACCACGTAGCGCGGATCGATGAGCTGGAGAAATACACGACCCTCATCTCCGGCAACTTTCACGAATACATTGCCATACAATGCCTGCCAGCGCGCCCAAACCTGCTTGCGCGCGCTGAAATTCGACCAGACTAATACCTGGCGGATCGTCTGAGTCAGCACATCATTATCAGCCACAATCGTCAGCGCATCCAGCGGCCCCGGCCACAGCTTGGCCGCATAGAACTCCACAACGCGGTTTGCCGGATTGCGCACCGCCACCAATCCCTCATCCTGATGCCCTATCGCGAATAGCGCCGCGTATAGAGCATCATATAACCCATTGTTCTGATAATATGCTCTTAGCAGATCCATCATCTCGCGCGGTTTTCCCTGGTACGTATATCCAACCGACCGCGAGATAACCGTCACCGGACGACCACGCCACATCCGTGTCAATCGCTGGAAAAATCCCATCTCACATTGCCTCCCGCGCTCGCCATCCCTCAGCCAAATAATATTCCAGATACAGAATCAATTGTGATAACGCATCAACACGATCATCGTGTGCCACATCCGGAAAATTGAATAACTCCTCTGCGAAATCGTACAACCACGGCGCCGTCTCTCCGGGCCGGGGCATCAGAACGCAACCACGTTTGCACCAGACCCCAGCCTGGCGTGCTCGCTCTAATTTAGATCCGCGTGGCTGAAACGGTACCAGGATTTCCCTCAGCCACTCCGGCGCCGTCGCCGCTAACGTCTGATACGCACTCGTCCCGCTCGCCCGGTCCTCAATTAGCACCCCGGCCAACCGACCGTCACGATTGTGCACCTCAGCCACGATCTCCATCTCCTCCGGTAGCTCCGGAAATGTCAATCTCTCACGCCGCACCCATTTCAGCCTGAGCCGATAATCGGCCATCAGCTCCGCCACCAGATACGCACTGTAATCCGAGCTGTTCTTGTCCTTGAATGCCGTATCCCAGGAAATCCACCTGCTAATTACGGCGGATGACACCGTCCGGTCGTACCGATTTTTACCGCGCCACCACACCCGCTTGAACGGCTTCCCACCGGGGTCCGTCACCCACAGGCCGCGCAACAGCTGATCCTGCGTTGTTTCATCCAACTCCGCCAGAGCCATCTCGTACTCAGCACGGTCAATGTGCGGATTGTCATCCAGACCAGCAGGTATGAATCTGCGTTCCTGACCGTGGCCTGGTACCACAAATCGCTCGTGCACCCACCCGTGGCCACGACCACCCGGATTCGATGCCGATCTCATCCGTATCGGCACATCGCTCTCTGTCAGTCGTCGCAACCTGCTAAACAGATACGTGTACTGCGTCTCTGTGAACTGCGTCAGCTCATCAAATCCAACGTATTGAAATTCCGCGCTCTGATAACGATATTTATCATCCTCGCGCTGTAGGTAGCCAAAACTCAGCGTAGCGCCACTGGGAAACGCCCACGTTTTATCCCGGTCGTTCCAGTGCGCTTTTGAGTTCTGCAACCACTGGCGAGACCTGTCCATCAGCGCGCCGGGCAACGCCAAATCCGCAAATGTGCGCCGCAGCAACAGCGCAGCATAACCCGGCTCATCAACATACATCAGCGCCGCCATCAGCAGCGCATCCGATTTACCCCCACCGGCGGCACCGCCATAGAAAACCTCACGGATATCATCGCAGGCCAGGAACGCAGCCTGCTTAGTCGTCGGTCGGTGCGGTATCCACGGATTTCCCAGCACGCGCCGCCGCATCAGCCGCGTCACCCGTGCCGCCTCCAACGCCCAGCTCTCGCAAAACGTCGGCGATGAACCGCGACTCAATGTCATCAGTATTCCTCACCTCTACCGGCACAGCGCCAACCCCGTCATCCCCCGCTACATCAGCCACAACATCCGGGACGAACATCCGCGCCAACTTCATCGCCGCATCCGTGCCATCCCTGCCCCGCACCTCGCGCGCCGTGGCTCGCATACCCTCCACGCCATCAACGGCGCCGCGAGCAATTGAGCGTCGGAACTCATCCCGCATCCGCGCCTCAAT